GTCACTTTTTTGCGGTCGTGAGTTTTCGGGGTACGGGGTCAGTTTCCGGGGGGTGAAAAGTGGGTCAACGGGGGCCGATCGCGAAGCCGACGGAGCTGAAGCTGCTGGAAGGGAACCGGGGACACCGTCCGATCGACCTGACCAGCATGTTCCGGCCCGAGGTGGGCGCGCCGTCGTTGCCGCGGGATATCAGCCGCGAGGGGCGCAAGGCCTGGCGCCGCCTCGTGCCCGAGCTGGTCCGCTACAACCTGCTATCGAAGATCGACTCCGACGCACTAGAGGATCTTTGCGAGACGATCGGCCTGCTGAAGGTTCTGCGCCGTTCCCTCAACGCCCGCCAGGAGTTGCTGCTGGCGGATGGGAAAGACCCCGCTGGCGCGATCGAGGCCGAGACGCCCAACGGCATGCGCATCCAGAGCCCGATCTACCAGGCGTTGAACCGCGAGCGCGAGAAGTTGCGCAGCTGGCTGGCCGAGTTCGGCCTCACGCCGGCGCAGAGGGCCCGCGTGACCACCGCCATCCGCGCGCAGCTCACGCTGTTCGAGGGCGGCAAGACTGACAAGCCAGTCGGCCAGGCCGGCTTCGCTGATTTCGAGTAGTGGCCAGCTACGCCGACCGCGCCCGCGGCTACGCCGAGCGGGTGGTCAACGGTGACGAAGTGACTGGCAAGTTCGAGCGCCTGGCATGCCGGCGCTTCCTCGACGATTTGAAGCGGCAGCACACAGATGACTTCCCCTACCTCCTCGATGAACAGATGGGAGATCGCTGCTGCCGCTTCATCGAGCTGCTGCCGCACATCAAGGGCCAGTGGGCCCGTCCCGAGTACGTGGACGGCCGTCTACGCTACGCCAAGCTGAAGCTGGAGGACTGGCAGGTGTTCATCGTCATGAACGTGATCGGATGGGTGCATCAGGCCACGCGCCTGCGCCGCTTCCGCCGCGTCTATGAAGAGGTCGCCCGCAAGAACGCCAAGAGCACGCTCGCCGCGGCGCTGCTGCTGTTCCTGCTGGTGGCTGACGCCGAGCCCGGCGCCCAGGTCTACAGCGCCGCCACCACGGGCGACCAGGCGCGCCTCGTCTTCGACGACGCCCGCCACATGGCATTGCGCGAGCCCGAGCTCATCGCCCGCTTCGGCGTCACCGTTGGCATGCACGACATCACCGTGCCCGGCACCGCCAGCAGCGCAAAGCCGCTCAACGCAGAGGGCTCGACGCTGGACGGCCTGAACATCCACGGTGCCATCGTCGACGAGCTGCATGCGCACAAGACCCGCGCCGTCTACGACGTGCTCGACACCGCCACCGGCGCCCGCAGCCAGCCACTGATCGTGATGATCACCACCGCCGGGAGCGACCGTTCCGGCGTCTGCTACGAGCAGCGCGACTACACCGTCAAGGTGCTCGAGCGCACCGTGTCCGACGAGCGCTGGTTCGGCATCATCTTCACCATCGACGAAGGGGATCTCTGGCACGACCCCTCCGTCTGGCGCAAGGCGAACCCGAACTACGGCATCAGCGTGCTGCCGGATGACATCGAATCCCAGTGCCGCAAAGCCCTGGCCACGCCCAGCGCGCAGGGCAACTTCCTGACCAAGCGCATGAACGTCTGGGTCAACGCCGACAGCGCCTGGATGGACATGCAGGCCTGGGACAACCGGGCCGACCGCACGCTCACGCTCGAGCGCGTTGCGCACCTTCCCTGCATCATCGGCAACGACCTGGCCAGCAAGGTCGACGTGGCCGCCAGCATCAGGCTCTTCTACGACGAGCAGGCCGCCCACTACTACCTGATCCCGCGCTTCTACCTGCCGGAGCGCGCAGTCGACCAGGCGCGCAACAGCCAGTACGACGGGTGGCGCCGCAGCGGCCACCTGCAGGTCAACCCCGGCGACGTGACCGACTTCAAGCTCATCCAGGCAGACCTGTGCGAGGCCGCGCGCACCCTCACGCTCGAAGAGGTGCCGACCGACCCGTTCCAGGCCGTGCAGTTCATCAGCGAGCTGCTCGACGAAGGACTTCCGATGGTTGAGATGGCCCAGACCGTGCGCACCATGAGCGAGCCGATGAAGGCGCTCGAAGCCCTGGTGCTCGAGGGCCGCATCACGCACGACGGCAACCCGATGATGACGTGGATGGTCAGCAACGTCGTGTGCCACCGCGACGTGAAGGACAACATCTACCCGCGCAAGGAGCGCGAGGAGAACAAGATCGACGGCGTGGTGGCCACGCTGATGGCGCTGAACCGATGGATGACGCGCGAACCCGGCGTCGGAAACTACCTCGCTTTCATCAAGGACAAATCTGCCGCCACCGCGCGAGAGACAGCCACCGCAACCGAGGCCGCACCAGCATGAACCTGTGGAACCGCATCAAGAACGCGTTCACCACCCGCGGGCCTGGCGAGACGCGCATCTACGTTTCGCCTCGCCAGGCCGGAGTGGTGGTGAACCAGGACACGGCGCTCACGAACGCCGCGGTCTGGGCCTGCGTCCGCGTGATCAGCGAGACTGTGGCCTCGCTGCCGTGGCACGTCTACCGCAAGACCGAAGAAGGCCGTGAGCCGATGTTCGCGCACTCCGTGCACTGGCTGCTGAACAACCAGCCGAACTCGGAGCAGACGGCGTTCGCGTTCCGCGAAGCGATGATGTCGCATGCGCTCACCTGGGGCAACGGCTACGCCGAAATCCAGCGCGACGACGCGCTGCGCGTGAAGGCACTCTGGCTGATTACCCCGGATCGCGTTACCCCGAAGCGCGACGCCGCAGGCGTACTCGTCTACGAGGTACGCGACGACGCTGACGGAGTGCGCGTCATCCCGTCGGCGCAGATGATGCACCTGCACGGCCTTGGCTTTGACGGCCTCGTCGGCTACTCGCCGGTGACCCAGGCGGCGCGCTCCATTGGACTCGGGATCGCGCAAGACACCTTCAGCCAGGCATTCTACAGAAACGGCACCACGTTCGGCGGAATGGTCGAGGTGCCGTCAAACATGTCATCCGAGCAGATCAAGCTCACCGAGGGCTACCTCAACGAGAAGCACCAGGGGCCCGACAAGGCGTTCAAGGTTCGCGTGGTCGCCAACGGCATGAAGTACGTGAACGCGGCCGGTGCCATGCCGCTGGCGGATGCGCAGTTCATCGAGAGCCGAAAATTCAGCGTTACCGAGGTGGCGCGCTGGTATCGCGTGCCGCCGCACAAGATCGCCGATCTCGAGCGCTCGACGAACAACAACATCGAGCACCAGAGCATCGAGTTCGTCACCGACACCATCATCCCGTGGGTGCGCCGGCTCGAGCAGGAGGCCGACGTCAAACTATTCGGCGCGCGCGCCGTGGGCACCGTCTACACCAAGTTCGCCGTCAACGCGCTGATGCGCGGAGACTCCAAGGCACGAGCCGAGTTCTACCGCACGATGACCCAAATCGGCGTGCTCTCCGTCAATGAGGTGCGTGACCTCGAAGAGCTCAACGGCATCGGGGAGGCTGGAGATGAGCACCTGGTGCAACTCAATCAGACGACGCTCGAGCGCCTGGTGGCTGAACCACCGGATGCAACTCCCGAGCCAGCGTCGGCCGCTGCGCCAGACGCTGGCGAGGCTGATCCGCCAGCTGATCCGGGAGCTCAGGACGTTGCTGGCGGCGTTGAAGACAAGACCGGAAACGTGATCCGCATGGGAGCGCTCAAGTTCATGCGCGAGCAACTGAGGAACCAAGCATGACAACCGAATTCAAGGCCCGCGGCACGACCGGCGAGATCTGGCTCTACGACCAGATCGGCGAGAGCTTCTGGGGCGACGGCATCAGCGCCAAGGCGTTCCAGAAAGAACTCGCCGGGCTGGGCAAGGTGACGACCATCAACCTGCGCATCAACAGCCCTGGCGGCGATGTCTTCGACGGCCTGGCCATCTACAACCAGCTCAAGAGCCATCCAGCGCGCAAGGTGGTCGACGTGGATGGCCTGGCCGCCAGCATCGCCAGCATCGTCGCGATGGCCGGCGACGAGATCCGCATGGCCAGCAACGCGATGATGATGATCCACAACCCGCACGGGATGGCGATCGGCGACAGCGTTGAGATGAACCGCGTCGCG